AATTCAAGAGCGCCTTCAACAACGGTGACTTCGATCCTGTCACCGCCGATTTCCTGCGCCAGGATGCACTGGCCAAGACTACCCAAGCCATTGGGTCTGCCGACACTTCGATCCCCCAGGTGGCCGTGGCGCTGCGGGCGCTGCGGGAGCATCTAGGAAAGAAGGGTAAGGGCCACGTCAACCTGGACCTGGGCGGCGGGCGCTATGATCTCGGTATCGAGTTCATGCGGGAAAAGAATATCGCCAACATGGTCTATGACCCGTTCAACCGGGACATCATGCACAACTTCGATATTGTCGAGCGGGTGCGCGGGACGCCTCCCGATAGCGTCACCATCCCCAACGTCCTGAATGTGGTGGCTGAGAAAGCCATCCAGTCAGACATCATGCGCCAAGCAGCCAAGGCCGTTAAGAAGGACGGCACGGTCTATATCCAGATCTATGTGGGCGACAGTAAGCGCGTAGGCAGGGTGACCAAGGAGAAAAAAGGTGAGCCTTCGACGTGGCAGAACAACGCGCCGCTGAAGGACTACCTTGGTGTGGTCAGCGAGTGGTTTGACGATGTCAGTATCGTCAAGATGCCCTACGTCACCAAGGAAGGTAAAAATAGCACCGTCGATATGATCGTCGCCAATGGGCCGAAAGAGGTCCAAGGCGAGACCATGTGGGGCAACGGCGCTCCCTCTGAGCCTTTTATGATCCCCAGCCTGTGGACCAAGACCTCTGATCTGAGGCGCGGGACCACCAACATCCGTATGGGCAAGCACATAGATCAGAAGTACCATGTGCATAAGGACTATTTCACCGAGAAATATTTCCCCAAGGACATCGTGGCCAAGTTCAAGCGGGACCGTAAGAAAGTCCCCTTCGAGTTCAACGCCGTCCAGTGGAACCCAAAGACCGGCAGACTGAGGTTTGACGAGGCACCCGATTTTGACACGGCGGATGAGCCGACCGTCGGCAGGATGTGGGACAGTGAGAGCAACGAGATAACCTCCTCAGATTTTATCTGGCATCACAAATGGATGTGGGTGGGTGACAATTACCAGGGGTTCGGTGACGCCATCGGCCTGAGCGAAAGCAAGAGCCGCTCCAAGCAGTGGCACCACATGCTGCCAAAAGGCCAGCGGAGCAAGACTGGAACCAAAGATCTGTGGGAGCCTACCAAGCTGAAGCTGGACGCCCAGCGGGCCGACATCGAAGGCTACCGCAACCAGTTCACCGATGGCGGCGTGAGCTTCTTCCAGGATGAGATCCCCAAGGTCGAGGAGGCCACCGAGATCTCCGCAGTGGCGGGCCAGCGTGCCCTGGACCTGATCGCTAACCGAGATCCTCGGATGGATGAAGGCACGGTGGGCAGCATCCTGCCTCACCTCCGCTATTACTCAGAGACCAGACGCGAGGGTAAGGCGCTGGTGGGCGCTGGTACTCTCAACGCAAACGCCGCCGCCCAGCTACTAGGGCTGGATGAAGCCCGCTCCCGGCACCCCAACCCGACCGCGTCCTTGGACGAATGGGCGGCGTTCCTGGCGGATGCTTTTGCGCGGAACGATGTCCCGATGCCTCCCTATCGGTTCATCAACGACATCAACGGTGACGCCCAGCCAGCTATCGATAACCTGTCCAAGCTGACCGCTGGGCAGATCGCAGACGCCAACCACGGCTTCCGCAACGCGGCCAAGTTTCGCAAGGCATACACAGACGGCAACCTGACAATCGCCACAACGGCGCGGCTGTTCCTGTGGTCATTTCTCTCCCGTGGCGTCAGTCCATACACTCAGGAGGGCCTGTTCATCGATGCCTTCGAGGGCATCGAGGGCTTCATCGACGCCGCTGCCAATGGCACCCTGAACGTCACACCAGGGGATATAGATGAGACCTCTGTCAACGTGGACATGGGCAACGGTGAAGAGCGAGAGCGCCTCAAGCAGCATATGCTTGGCCTGGAGGCCGCAGCCGCCAAAGACGCCTTGAAGAAGCAAGCCAAGGATCTGGCTGCTATGGGCCTCGAAGGCGTGGCGGTCGATGATCTGGTCACAGAGGATACACCGCTGGATGTAGACAGCCCTCCCGTAGGCGACAACGCGCCTGGGTTCGAGTGGCGCGTCAATGACGATGGCACGGTCAACCTGACCTGGAGCCAATGGGTCCGCTTGGTTGCGCCTAAAGGCAGCGGCCAGCCGGGGGCCGGGGCCGCGCATAACCTCAACGCCTTTGGTAAGAATTTCCTGATCCGCATGGCTGAGTCTATGGGCAACGGTGATGAGCGGAGCCGGTTGCAGTACATCCATGAACTGATGGAAGACCCTGCGAGTACCGGACGCCTTATCCGCCGCGAATTTGCCAAGGTGGGCCAGGGCGTGGGGATCGACAACAAGGTGGTCTCGTTCAGTCTCCTGGTTGCGGGCTTCGATGACATCATGGTTCTGGATCGTGTACAGTTCCGACAGTTGTGGAATGATGGCAGGTTTGAAGGCATCAACCTCTATGACGGTTACAAGCAGAACAAGAAGGTGGTCACCGGCTCCGGCTTCGCCAAGCAAGGCGACGGCGTCCGAGGTATTATGATCTATGAGGCTATCGAGGACGCGGTCGCGGCCAAGGTCGATTATATCTATGATGCCCTGGGCCGTACCGGCGAAGGCTCTGTCGGTCGCTACCACTGGGAAAGCTGGGTAGCCGACAGTGAGCAAGAGGCCAGCCACGGCACCCTGGACGCCATCCTGTCTCATGCTGAAGGCGACGGCATGGCTATCCACAGGGTAAGCGCCAAGCAAGGCGAGTATGGTTCCTATCAGTACGGCGCACGTTACGGCAGGACCGGCGACGGCACCGGCTTCTATGACTGGGCCACGCCAGACGGCACAGATTACACCTTCACCGTACCGCAGTTCGTAGAGTTTCAGCGGTTGCTGAAGCTGACGAAGTCCGGTGTGGTTGGTTCTGATTTCAAAGTAACGGAGACAGGCAATGAACCCTGGTTCAATAGAGCAGAAGTCAACACAGAAGCCCTCAACGACCTCGCAAACCGCATCTCGGAAGGACGCTCAGGAGTTGGAGCGGGAACTGTTTCGAGGGATGGCCAAGACGAAGCTATTCCCCCTCGATATTCAGCCGCCTCGTTTGAACAATCTGGGAAAGGGGACCAAGGGGCTAGGGGGGCGTTCACACCTAGCAGCCTCATCCTCGACCAAAACGGAAGGCCGACAAACTTAATCAGGATCTTCGAGAAGGCTGACCGCTCTACCTTCCTCCATGAGAGTAGCCATTTCTGGCTGGAGCAGGTCAAGCAGGACGCTGAGGAGTACGGCGGCACCTTTAACCGGGAATGGAACACCATCAAGGAATGGTGGGTAAGCCGGGAACCTGAGATCCGCAAGGAAGCCATAGAACGGGCGCTCAAGGCCGGTGAGCGCGGCGCGGCTGATGACATCAGCGAGATGTCCACGGCTAAGATGGTCGCCTATATCCGCACCGGCAACCTCCTCGGCTTCAAAGGCGGGACGCGGTATATCACCGTGGCCATGCACGAGCAGTGGGCGCGAGGCTCAGAGGAATATTTCATGACCGGCGAGGCTCCCTCGCTGAAGCTGGCCGACGCCTTCGCGGTCTTCGCTGCATGGCTGCGGTCGATCTATAAAGCCATGCAGGTCATCACCGGCAAACATGGCCTGGATGTTAAATTCAGCCCAGAGGTCAAGGAGGTCATGGACCGCTTGCTGGCCTCTGATGAGGAGATCAATGAGGTTCTGGCGCAGTACAAGCTGATGCCTCTGTTTGATAACCCCACCCAGGCGCTGATGACGCCTACCCAGTGGGAGAACTATATGAGGGCATCCCACCGCATTGCCTCGACCGCCAAGGCCAAGCAGGTATCCAAGCACCTGAAGGACGTGGCGAGGGAAGAAGAGGAATGGTGGGGCCGTGAGCGCGAGAAGCTGCGCGACGATATTGAGGAAGAGGTCGCGCAAGATCCTGCCCAGCGGATGCTGTACTCCATGCTGAGTACCACCCTGGCTGACGGTTCAGAGATCCCCATCGAGTTGCGGTCTGATCGCATCCAGCGGAAGGCGTTGCAGGCTGTCATGGGTGCAGAGAGCCTGGACACCCTGCCGAGCCTGAATAACAGGAAGCTGGACGTAGCCCAGACCAGTAAGGATAAGACGGTTGTGCCGGAGGTGGCTGCGGCCACATTTGGCTTCGACAGCGTCGAGGACATGATTGAGGCCCTGACCACCATGCAGCCCTTCGCTGAGGTGGTGGAGGCCAAGATCGAGCAGAAGATGAATGAGACCTACGGGTCAATGACATCAGACGCCGCCATCGAGGCCGTTGCCACGGTCCATGAGACCGACAACATCGGGCATATGCTGGCTATGGAGTTGGCGGTTCTCAAAGAGATCGAGCAGACGGCGCTGAAGCCAGCGTTTGTGAAGGCGTATGCCCGCAAGCAGATCCTGAAGATCCCGGTGGAGAAGCTCAAGCCCCGCCAATACCTGACCCTGGAGCGCCGCCATGCTGCGGAGGCCAATGCCTCTATGCGGAAGAATGACCGTGCCGGTGCCTACCGGCATAAGTTCCAGCAAATGTATAACCACTATCTGGCGCAGGAGGCCCTGCGGGCCGAGAAGCAGTTGGCGCGGGATCTGCGGTATCTCAAGAAGTTCAACAACCGGAAAAGAAAATGGGCCAACGTCGATGCTGAGTATATCGACCGCATCCGCCTCCAGATGGAGGGTTACGATCTAGGGCCTAAGATCACCGAGAAGCAGATCCTCAAGGCTGAGTTAGCGGCCTTCGCACAATGGATCGAGCAGCGCGAGTTAGAGGATGGTGCCATCCTGGCCCTACCGCCTCACCTAGTTGCGCGGATGGAGAAGACGGATTACAGGGAACTGTCCTGGAGTGATTTCAGGGATCTGGTGGACGCCATCAAGACCCTGGAGAAGCAGGGACGCCTGAAGAAAAAGCTCAAGAAGAAAGGCGAGGAAGTAGACCGGGACGCTGTTGTCTCCCGTATGGTCAGTGTCCTGACCAGCAAGGGTATCCGCAGGAACGCCAAGAAGCGGGCCAAACATGCCTCAGAGGAAAGCTCCAGAGGGCTGGTCCGTAGCCTGACAGGATACGATGCTGCCCTTCTCAAGATTGAGATGCTGTTGGAACTGATCGACGGGGAGCCGTTGGGAGAGTGGCACCAAGCCATCTTCGAGCCGTTCAACGAGGCCGAGGCACTCAAGAAAGACCTGTCTGCGAAGGTGAGCAAGCGCATCACCGACCGCATGGACGCCATGCCCAAGAAGCAGAAACGGGCCATGGGCCGCAAGGTAGATGTCGGTGCTATCGCCAAGCCTGGGGAAGAGTGGACCAGAGGCGAGTTGATCATGTTCGTTATGAACACGGGCAACGTAGGCAACCTCGACAAGATGATACGCGGCGAGAATACCAAGGGCCGTGGCCTGACCGAGGAGAACGTCCACGAGGCGGTCCAGCTTCTAAACGCTGAAGAGGTTGCTCTGGTCCAGGAGGTCTGGGACATAGCCGAGGATCTATGGCCAGAGGTTGAGGCCATCCACCGCAATGAGAAGGGCCGCGCACCTGACAGGGTAGAGCGCAGGCCGGTGGAGACCGCGCACGGCACCATCTCAGGCGGTTACTTCCCCCTGATGTATGACGCCACCATGAGTACCCAAGCCGCCGCTGTAGAAGGCAAGAGCGCCTTGCAGATGATGCAGTCCACAGAGGTGCAGGCATCGGTCAATAGCTCCATGACCAAGGAGCGCAACGCGGGCTTCGCCCAGCCACTGAACTACAACGTCAGCAACCTGACCAAGGGTATCGACAGGACCATCCATTATATCAGTCATTATGACGCGGTGCGCCAAGCCACCCAGCTACTCAACCACAAGGTCTTGAGTACCGCCATGATCGACTACCTTGGCAGTGAGTACACTGACGCTATCCGCAAGTGGGTTGGGTATGTGGCGGCTGATGCAAACCTGATCCACCTCAACGCTTTACAACGGACAGTCGGCGCTGTCGCCAGCGTGACTACGGCTGCGGTGTTAGGGGCAAGTGCAAGCACCATGGTAGCCCAGGCCCTGGGCCTGACGGTCGCCATTGACCGCTTACTGGCCGACACCAGTTATGGGCCTATCTCCATGGCAGAGCTTGTTAAAGACCTTACAGTCGGCTGGGGCATGATGTTCTCACCGGCCAAGCGGAAGGAGATGTATGCGGCCTCCGGTCTAATGCGTCACCGCTTAGGCGCTGCCGACCGAGACATAAAGAACACCATAGAAGTCTTGAAAAAGAAGAAGGGTATGGTGGCCAGGGCGTCACAAGGCGGGTTGATGGCAATCGCTGGCGCTCAGATGTACCTAGTGGATATTCCTGTCTGGTACACTGCCTATAACCGCGCCTTGCGGGCAGACCCATCCGACGCCGAGACAGCGGTCAAGTACGCCAACCGCGTCATACGCCTCAGTCAATCCTCTGGTGATAACAAAGATCTCGCAGAGGTGCAGAGGGACCGGGGCTTTGGTCGCGTGTTCACGATGTACTATAGTTTCCTCTCGGCCCTGTACGCCATCCAGCGGCAGATAGGTTCTGAGGTGACGGTCAACCCGCTGACCTATCCCCGCTTCGCCGCTCGGATCTTCATGGTTATCACACTGACTACGATGGCTAATGCCCTGCGCCAAGGAGACTGGCCGGAGGATACAGACGATCCAGAGGCCGACAGCTTCGCAACGTGGCTGGCCAAGAGGCATCTCGAAGACATGACCGCCGCCGTCCCTGGGCTAGGCGCGGGTGTTAAAGGGGTGACCAGTGAATTTGGTTATGAGTTATCACCTATCACCATGTTTGGTGAGCAGGTCGCAGACAGCATCCTGACCATAGGGGAGCTTGTTGATAAGGCTATGGACGATGATAAGTCATTCGAGGAGAATGACATCACCAAGGCCATGGCAGAGCTGATCCTGAATTTGGCGGGGCTTAGGGGCTTATCCGCTATTCAGGCGCGGAAAACCTGGGAAGCATTCTTCGAGGATTGGACTAATGAGGATGCCGATGTCGGCTTCTTCGACTTCTTCTTCGGCTATGATGAGCCAGAAGAATGATGTATAGGTTTGCCATAAGGAGCGCGACATGACGATTACAGCACAAACCGCCAAGAGCGGTCCATATACCGGCAACGGCTCGACTACGGTCTTCGCCTACGCCTTCAAGGCTCTGTTAGAGGCTGACCTCGTTGTCACCTTGACGGTCACGGCTACGGGCGTCGAGACCACCCAGACCTTGACCACCCATTACACCGTGTCCGGTGTAGGGGACGCGGGCGGCGGCAACGTCACTATGGTGACGGCACCAGCCTCCGGCGAGACCCTGACTGTGAGCCGTGACGTGGCCCTGACCCAGGGTACTGATCTGGTTAATCGTGGCGCTGTCCAGCCGGTGGTCCTGGAGACCATGAGTGACCGGCTAACCCAACAGAACCAGGACCAGCAGGAGAAGCTGGCCCGCGCCATGCTGCTCCCGGTCTCCACCGAGACCACCGTGGACGCTACACTCCCGGCTCCGGCGGCCAACACCACAGTTGCCTGGAACGATGATGCAGATGCTCTAGTCGAGGGGCCAACGGTCGCTGAAGTTTCAGGGGCCAACGCTTCGGCAGTTGCGGCAGCGGCATCAGCCGCCGCTGCCGCCGCTGATGCAGTATCGACAGACGCCGACGCGACGGCTACGGCAGCGGACGCTATCTCCACGGCGGCTGATGCGGCCACCACCGCGCAGGACGCCATCGACACCGCCGCTGATCTGGTACAGACCAACCTGGATCAGATCGCCACCGCCGCCGATGCGGTCTCGACGGCGGCTGATGCGGTCTCGACGGCGGCTGATGCAGCCACAACGGCCCAGGACGCCATCGACACGGCGGCTGACGCTGTGGCCACCGCCGCCGATCTGGTCCTGACTGATGCCGATCAGATCAGCGCAGCGGCCTCTGCTGCTGCAACTGCTGCTGATGTCATTAGCACCAATGCCGATGTAGTAAGTACTAATGCAGATGTAGTTTTGACACATGCAGATGTCGTATCTACTAACGCTGATGTAGTAACCACTAATGCTGATGCTGCTACAACGACACAAGATGCCATTGATACTGCTGCTGATGTTGTATCGACTAATGCTGATGTAGTTACTACCACTCAAGATGCTATTGACACTGCGGCTGATGCAGTTAGTACTGCGGCTGATTTGGTGTTAACTGATGCAGATCAAATATCTGCTGCTGCTAGTGCCGCAGCGGCAGCGGCCAGCGCCGCCTCTGTCCCCAACATGGGTGCCTACGCTGGCGTATTGGAAACCAATGCAACCTTCGTTGACCAAGCCATCTTCGGTCCTTCAGTGGACGGTAAATCGTGGAATGGCAAATGGGGCGTAGCATCGCTGTATTCCAGCCTGATGCTTGTTACCATCGAAGATGCTGGCGCAGATACCCAAGTCAATATCTGGGATTTAACTGAAGTCTCCAGCAGCGCACCATCGACTACGCCATTGGGAACCGTCACGCTATCCGGCGCTGCAACGCCAACTTCTGTGGCAGCTTGTATGGGCTACATTATTGTCGGCAGCGAAGACGGCATTAGCATTATCGACCCACATTCTGGTAGTTGGGCAGAACGGACTGCTGGTTGGCCTAGAAGTTTGTCCACCAGTACGGCACCGGCACTGACCGATAATGATATTGATGGTGTGTGTGCTGGATTTGCACAACAACCGGCCCATGATCCACGCACGGGTGGGCCAATGCCTACTTTCGGGGCGTACTATGGGACTAGCGCAGACGTTAGTTGCCTCATCAAAGACAATGGCACAGTAATTGACTTTGCTGGTAGTGATGTCACGGGTGCCGGTGTGGCAATCATGGACGGCCAGTTTTATCACATCGACAACAGTAATGGGCGGTTAGCAAAAATACTTGCTCCAATTGACGCTATAACAGCGGATGATTCGGCGGGTGCTTCTGTAATGAATGGCGAAACTGGGTATCCAGAGGCGTTTGATCTGACAAATATTTCGGCTTCTGGTGGCAGAGTTGTTGGTGGTGGAGGCAATGGTTTCACGGGGATTATAAGTAATGCTTCCGCAACCGAAGCAACGGCCAGAGGGATACCGTCATTCAAAATCAACCGCACATACAATACCGGCTACATGGTTGGCGATATCCGTGGCGCATGGTTAGCCAACAGCGCAACAGCGGATCGCAGCTACAAGGCCAACACTTTGACCGCCAACGGGAGCATCACCGCTGCCGCAGTGGCCAGTGGGGCCGAACTGCAAGGCTATAGTGGGTGGTCGGACTCAGTTTATATGTCCCGTGCCTCAGATGCTGATTGGGATGTTCTCGGAACTGGTGATGTGTATATGTCGTGTTGGATCAAAAATTCCTCCAGCACCAATTCTGCCGTTATAGGTGGATTTGCCAATAGTGGCGGCACAGTGCGTTTTCAACTGCGTTGGGGATCGAATGGTACGATGGGTCCTGTGTTTGATGGTGCTAGTGCCAATGCCAGTTTTGGTGATACTGGCCCAGTAATCGACGATGGTGAATGGCACAAAGTAGAAATGATTCGGAGAGCAACCGGCACTAGCAACGAGCAATATACGGACGGCATTCTGGTTGGAAGCTCTACTACTGATATAGGCAGTCTATCAGATTCGGGTAATTTACCATTACGTATTGGAGACGGGCCTGTAGGATCGGATGTAGCTGATAGTGGCTCAACAACAGCTTTATTTCGTTTGAGTGCCACCGCACCATCCGCCACGCAAATCCGCCAGATGTACGATGCGGAAAAAGGCATGTTCGTCGCCAGTGCAGAATGTCTGCTGCAATCCGGCAGCACCGATGCCGTACTGGATGTTGATGTTGATCCGCTGACCGGCAAGGTGCTGGTTACCCAGACAGATGCCATCACCATATTCGACGGGCTGGTTGTAGACAGCAAGCCCACTGTTAATAGTGGCGCAAGCGAGAAGGGCAAGTTGTGGGGCGACCTACGAGCAGAACAGAACTCTGCCAATGCATACGTCACGGCACCAGCGGTTGATCAAAGGCAGGTCAACGAGATGGTGCGGGGGATGGCTAGTGATATGCCAGCCGGTGTTGATCTTAGTAAGGCGAAGGCTTGGATTTATTTCCACACAGGAGGGACTATCTCAGGATCGTTCAATATTAAATCAGTCACTGCAAATTCAACAGGAAACGCAACTGTCAATTTTGCCACTCCCTTCAAAAGCGTCAATTACGTTTTAACTTTCGGGACAGCTTTTGATGGCGGCCCTTCTGGATCAATTATTGCCGATAATGGGTCTGCCTCAGCAGCAAACAAAACGGTAGATAGCTGCTTGGTCAGAACAACGTACAGCAATTCAAACAGCACGGCTGTCGCTACAAAGGTGAATATGGCCTTCTTTGGAGAATTAGAAAATGAATGAGCTAATAATTAATGCAGACGGCACCACAACCGTAGTCGGTGACGCCGGATCAGTCAGCGGTATCATCGCAGAGGCCGTATCGGCAGCTACCATCCCCGCTGAATATGGTGAGGACGGCGTTGAAACCAAAGCGGCAATCGTACCGGATGCGGATACGCTGATGGTCGAGATCAGCGCAGAAGACTTGAAGACCCACGAATGGCGGCTACCCAAAGCCCGTGTAGAACGGCTGGAGGAAATCCGTGGTGTTCGTAACGGTAAACTAAAAGACCTTGATCTGGAGTATCAACTGGCTGATGAAGGCGTTCACCCAACTGGGTTAGATAAAACTGACGTAGCTGCTAAGAAGGTTGCTTTGAGAGATCTGCCGCCCGTCGCTGAAGCGGCGCTGGCAGAGCTTGGCGACACCGATGACATGGAATCATACTTGCCCGTTGAGTTGACTTAACCCAGGAGCCGTGACGATGACTGAGATCACAGCCGGTGAGGCGTTGCGGCATAGCCAGGATACCAGATCAATGCTGACAGATAATGCCGCGACACTGCACACCAGGGTAGACCATACCGAGGCCGATGTGGAAGACCATCGCCGGACAACAGCTACCTGTCTAGCCAACATCAACGCCCATCTGGCGAAGACCGAGGCCATCCGCCAGGAGCGGCGGGCTATGCACGATGAGAAAGCCAAGAAAACCTCGCGCAACCTCACCATAGCCGGCCTGATACTGGCCGGCCTCGGCGCTGCCAACCTCGTAAAGGACTGGCTCTAGTGCCGTATTTCGGGGAGAAGTCACAGGCTCACCTCGCTCAGATGGACAGGCGTTTGGTCGCCGTCTGCCGTAAAGTGATCCTGATTGAGGACTTCAGCATCACCTGCTCGGTCCGCGATGGCGAGACCCAGAACCAGCTATTCATGGACGGCCTGTCAAAGGCCCGAGCGGGCCAGTCGCCGCACAATTATGATAAAGCATTGGCCTTCGATTTTGTGCCATGGCCATTTAACGGCCTCTGGACCTCAACTAAATTTGACCACCTCGCCGGACTATTCAGAGGTGCCGCGTTTGCCATGGGAATTGGTGACTTGACATGGGGCGGTCACTGGACCTCTATACTGGATAAGCCCCACATAGAACTTAAGGATTGGAAACATGAATATTCTGGTAGGTAAGAAAAGTTTCATCGTTGCGGCCCTGATGCTGGCCGTTGGCTTGGTCAATATGCTGACCGGGGACGCATCCGGTATGCCGATGATCATGGACAATGCCATGATCTTGCTCAATGGTTTCGGCCTTGCCGCGTTGCGGGCTGGCGTCAGCGGCTAATGCCCTGGCTGTCATTACTTAACGGTCTATTTAAGCTGGGGACGATCCTGGCCCGCATGGCCGAGCGGCAGAAAGACGTGGACAGTGGCATCGCCAGGGCCGTCGCCGTCCAGGCGCAGGAGGGATTACGCAATGTGGAACTGGCGCAACTGGCTCGTCGCACTCCCCGTTATCTTGGCGGGGTGCCAGACCCAGACAACCGCGATGATCAGACCTGATACCGCCTGCCTCTGGGACCGGCCTATAAGCTACTCCCTCAAGCACGATACACCCGAGACCGTGGAGAGTATCCGTAGCCACAATCGGGCATGGAGGGCGGTCTGTGAGCCGCCCGTTCCCCCCACAAAGGGAACGGCCCCAGACTAAGTCTGGGGCCTCCACCGGGGGGAAACCGCTCTCTCCAAGCACTACGGCATGTTACAGCCGCCTGTGGCGGTTCTCGACAGGTGAGTGTTTTTACACCCGATGGCCCTATAACTGGGCCTCTTTGGCCCATCGTTTCTTGAGCCGCGCTATGGTGCTGTCCCAGCTGTCCAGCTGGTCCCGTGGCACCCACACCTGCCGGCGCGTGTACTTCAGCAGCTTCTGCTTTTCGTGCTTGGCTTGGCGGGCCGCATGGGCCAGCTTCTGTTCGTGGCTCTTATCCATTTAATAACTCCTCTGCCAGTCTATCGCTTTCGCGGTCGATCTCCCGGTTGATATACCATGCCGCCTTCTGAAGGTCCATCAGGCGGTTGTCTTTCTTCCCGGCCCGCAACAGATACTTCACGGCGCTGCCGATATGGTAGGGCAACTGGAACGCCTCAATAACGTCTATGGCCTCCATGCCGCCTGACTGGTAATGCAGCGGATTGTTGACCAAGTCGATCTCATCCTGGTCCGCATACTCATCCAGGAACACAGGCATGGTATGCATCTCGGTCCTCTTCGCCTCCTCCTCCTCTTTGTCTCGGAGGCATTGGCCACATATCAATGTTGTCCTGATGCCGTGCTTGCAGTCGTTGATGGACCAAGCATGATGTCCCGTAGCGTCCTGCCTCATAGCGGCGTCATACTTAGCCTTGTACTTAAAACCACCGCCAGTCTTGAGGCATGTGGGGCATCTGGTCTCCACCGCTGGGGTGGAGAGCAGATACCCGTGTATGCATTCGTTGTCGGCATGTCCTGCCATGTCTTATCCTTTCTTGGCGCACTCAGGACCGATGCCTGACGCTACGCTCTCTGGGTGGGTTAACTTGCGATTGCACCGACCGCAGGTGCCTTCATGTTGGATGGTGACATCCGCCGGGATGTTGTCCTGGTGGAGGTGCCGCAGCGTCCAGGACAGGGCCTGAAATGACGGCGCTTCAGGGTGACCTTTGCGACCGGCAATGATCTCGGTGCCGTCCTTGGGGATGAAGCCCAGGAACAGCCAGTCGCCATTCCAACTATTATCAGGGCCGGTTAGAACCTTGATGAAGATGGGCGATTGATCGTCGCCTTTCTTGCGGCTGGCTTTGAAAGTGAAATGCTGACCGGTCTTGGCCGAGGTCAGGGTGAAGGTGGCATTGCCGCCAAAGATGAAATCCACGGCGTCGCTTGCGTTGGTGAAACCTTGGTGAGCAGTCATTTGAAATCTCCTTGTGTCAGGGCCTGAGAAGTATATAGCCTCTCAGGCCCTGACATACAAGGGTGAATATCACTTGATTGCGTAATCTTTATGCAGATGCACTTGCTGTTTCCTGCGGTGCTTACCCATCCGCTTTACGATCTCGCCGTCTGAGTTCCTTGCAAGTACCAGGATGCCTTTAGCCATCAGCGGGGCAAATCGGGGGGATACTGTCTGCACCACCATCTGTAATGCTTCAGCGGCTTCGCTGCCGGTCATGCCGTAATCACCAGCGGTCTTGACGGTTCTCGCCACCAGCGCCTCCAGCCTGTCCTTATCAATGCTGGCTGCGGCCTCATGGGATGTCTCTGGGTCTGTGGTTCTTACACTCATCTGTCTATCTCCTCTCAAAATTTACGGGTCTTCAGGGCCTCTTGGCCGATACGCACATGCTTGAGGATCTCCGACACGCGCCTGCCAGCTTCAATTTCGTCATACTCGACCCTGCCACGGCCCATATCATCGACGTAGGTGGCATGGTTTTTAATTTTCGTGAAGCGCCTCTGCATCACAGTATGCAGGCTCTCTGGTTCTGGCTCTGGAACCTGTGGGCGGCGGTTAGCAAACTCTTCCGGCGTGACGCGCAACTGTTCTGGGTTGTAGCGTCCCGCCTTCTCCTTCCTGGCCATAGTCACTATAGGACTAAGTTTCGGGTCTTGAGGATACTCCCAGGTGAATTTTATGTAATCACCCTTACTCAACTCGGCCATCAGCATCACATGCTCTGGCACCCAAAATTTGTGCATGTCTGGGTCACTGGCCACCCAGCCAAACCCGTCATCATGGTGATAGGTCACCATTCCGCGAAGCTCAGTATATTGTTCCATTTGTCCGTTCGTCCTCTAGTCTAGTCGGTGCCAGTCGGCACCAGTACCGCCCTCGACCAGCCGGTCGAGAGGTGCCTTGGGGAAGATGTCGAGATAACCCTGCTCCATGTCTGTCTGCATGAGGCCCAGGCACCGCTTGGCGTCCCGTGTCGCGGCCTCATCGATCAAGGCGTCATGGATGTTACTCAACATCTTGGTTCTCTTTTGTCGGCCTTCACTGCGCTCCTGGTCCAGGGTGTTCTTGTGCCTGATGATTGATCTGGCAAGCACCGCCATAGCGGCTCTCTGGATGCCGTAATTGGCGCAGCGGGTGATCAGCGGATCTCGTGTCATGTAGATGGTGCCGCCGCCAACGCACTCGATGAAGCCGGTATCCTTGGCCTGTTGGCGCTGATCGTGCCGGTAGCCAAACGCTTTGGGATAGCGAGAAGCCCAGGCATCGATCATGGCCTGTGCCTGCTCTTCACTGGTCTTCATGGCCGCGCTCAGGCCCCATGATGAGATGCCGTAGATGATACCAAAGCTGACGGCCTTCGCGGCCTGTCGCAAGGCTTTACCGGCGCTGGTGGTCTTGTCGATCTCGTGGCCAGCGATAAGCTGCGCCACTTCGAGATGCACGTCACCGAATACCTGATCGTCCAGCAACTGAGGGTCATCGGCCACGAGGCCGAGAACTCTCAACTCAATACCGGAAAAATCCAGGGAGACCAGCCGCGTACCGCGTGGCGATACGAAACTGCGCCGCACACTGGTGGCCTCTCCCAACAGTTCCCGGTCCCTGGGAATTTGCTGGGCGTTAGGGGATGATGAGGAGAAGCGGCCCGTCTTGGCTGCGGCCACGTTATATCTTGGCCTCACCCTGCCGTCAGGGTGCTTGAGAGCCGCGTCCAGGAGAGGTTCGCCAAAGGAGGACAGGTACTTGGTAATTGTCGCATACCCGCTCAGGCCCTCCAGGAGGTCCATCAGCGGCCCTTCACCGGCCAGTCCCCCCATCAGCTTGAGGTGTGTGTTCTTCATAGACAACTGGCCTGTCTTCTCTGTCCTGGGCCATCCCTTGATGAAATGGTCCGGCAGGATCTTGGAGAAGAAGTCAGATAGCTGCTTGCCCGAGTTGATGTTGGGGACTTCATCCTCGCTGAGGAGGTCGCGAATTATTTTGATCTGATCCAGTTGGACCTTGGTCCAGTTCGAGATGAGGGCCTTGTGCGCTTTCTGATCGAGCAACAAGCCCGCGTCTTCCATCTCGGCCACGGCGGGCCACATATCATTGAGCAGGTAGGCTCCCATCCAATGGTGTTCGTTCATCTTCTTGGACCATTTGAGGTACAGCCTCCAGG